TGAAAATCCTAAAAGGCAATCACAAATAGTATCTCCCAATATGCAAGGTCCTACAACATCTAATTTAAGTGCAAGATATTTAGATAGTATGACAGATGTTTCAACTGCAGGAACTAGTATAATGACGTCACAGGAATTAAATGCATTAGATAAGGAAACACCTGAAACTAAAGCATTAGCACTTATACTAGCAGAAAATAAAACATTTAATAGAAAATTACAGACAATAATAGCCGAAGGAATTAAAACTAAAACAGGTACTAGGGGAGATGCTTAACCATCTAATCATTATCCTATAAAATACTTGACAACTCTTGATAAATAGTGTAATATACTATTAAGGAAATTAATAAATGAGTTGGAAAAAATATTTTACATCTGTTGATAATAGTGGGTTACCACTAAACGTTCAAGGCAGTACTTCTGAAAGAGGAGTTGGCGCCGCAACAAGCAGATATGCCAGTTGGTTACCGGAAGTATATGCAGGAAGTCCTAATAGACTTATGCGTTACATCCAGTACGATCAAATGGATAACGACTTAGAAATTAATGCGGCATTAGATACTATTGCAGAGTTTGGCACACAGGAAGACGATTATTCAGGTTCTCCTTTTGAAATAAACTATGTTACTAATCCAACAGATACAGAACAAAGGATACTTACTAAATCCCTTACTCAATGGTGTAGGCTCAACGAGTTACATAAAAGAGCATTTAAAATATTCCGTAGCACTATTAAATACGGAGATCAATTCTTTATTAGAGACCCTCAAACCTTTAAATTATACTGGACAGATCCAGCAAATTTAGAAAAAGTTGTTGTCAACGAATCAGATGGTAAAAAAATTGAAACATATTTTGTTAAACAACTAGCACCTAATTTTGAAGAACTTATAGCAACTAATCCAGCGGCTTTACATAGTAGACCTTACGGTGGCGGGCAAGGATTAAATGCACAAATGAGTTCGGTTAATAGCCAAGCAAACAATTATATGACTGGAGCAATAGACGGTGTTGATCAGGGTACTCCTGTTGATGCGGAACATGTATTGCATGTTAGTTTAACAGAAGGTATGGATCATTCATGGCCTTTTGGTATCAGTATACTTGAACCTATATTTAAAGTGTTCAAACAAAAAGAATTACTAGAAGACAGTATTATTATTTACAGAGTACATAGAGCACCTGAAAGACGTGTGTTTATGATTGATGTTGGTAATATGCCACCTCACAAAGCAAGACAGTACTTAGAACAAGTTAAGTATGAAGTACAGCAAAAACGAGTACCTAATAAAAAATCAGACGGTTCAAGTGTTGCAGATTCGGCCTATAACCCTATGAGCATGTTAGAAGATTACTTCTTTGCTCAAACGGCAGACGGCAGAGGATCTAAAGTAGACACATTACCTGGTGGTGAAAACCTAGGACAAATTGACGATTTAAGATACTTTAATAATAAACTATTAAGAGGACTAAGAGTTCCTAGTAGTTACTTGTCCTCCGGTCCAGAAGACGGATCAGCAGTATATAATGACGGTAAAGTTGGTATTGCATATATTCAAGAATATAGATTTGCTAGATATGTAGAAAGATTACAAAAACAAATACAAGAAGACATGGATAAGGAGTTTAAACTATTCCTTAAACATAGAGGAATAGAAATAGATCCTTCAGAATTCTTTGTAACTTTTAATAAGCCAATGAACTTTAGTTCTTATAGAGATCTACAATTAGATACAGAAAGAGCTAATTTATATAACACATTGGCCGCTAGTCCACACTTATCGAATCAATTTAAAATGAAGAAATATCTCGGTTTAACAGAAGATGAGATGAAAGACAACGAAGCATTATGGCGTAAAGAGAACGACTATAAGAAGTTTGTTGACGACAGCAAAAATATGGACCTTAGAAATATTGGTGTTAGGGCTGAACCAGATGCGGCAGTTAATTTAGACACAGAACTAGATCCTTTAGCAGTTCCTGGTATAGAAGACGCACCAGTTGACGATCTAGGCATAAATACTGATGCGGGTATGGGCGGAGAAGTTCCACCTGGTACCACGGAGATATAATGAGATTACTAGAATTTTACAATCCTGAATTTGATGAATTTATTAAAAGAGATTCAGAAGACAGTAGAGCACCTAAATTAACATTAGAGGCTTTGGGTAAACTCAGGAAAGCAAAAGAGATTAAACGAGCAGAAGATATAGAACATGCCAAGTTTCAGAAAATAATGTATGCTACACCTACACAGGGTGGAATATAAATAATTTTCTACTAGTTTAACTAGGCAGTTACTAATTATAAATATAACTGCAAATCACAGCAATTTGATCATAATGATCATAATCACACCGTTTTTAACATAAAAACACAACATACCACTAAGTACTAAACAAGCAGGAGCATGGATTACTATATCTATGACCTGTATATAAATTTTCAAAATGGAGACCACAATGTCAGAATCAAGAAATAAATTAGAAGAAATTCTTGAACTTCTCCTTGCTGAAGAAAATGAAAAAGCAGAAGAAATGTTACATGAGTATGTTGTTGCAAAAGCAAGAGCAGAATATGAAAATATTTTAGATGAAGATTCATCAGCAGATAACGAAGTTGAAGAAGAAGCAGTTGAAGAAACTGTAGAAACAGAAGAAGAAGCAGTTGAAGAAACTGCAGAAGTTGAAGAAGAAGCAGTTGAAGAAGAAATAGATCAAACTAGCTCTTTCGAAGACGACATCAGAGCAAACGAAGAAGAAATCGACGCAGATACTTTTGAAGCAGATGATGAAGAAAGTGAAGAAGAATCCGAAGAAGGCGACTTAGAAGATAAAGTTGACAATCTAGAAGATGAACTTGACGAACTAAAAGCAGAATTCGAAAAACTATTATCAGACGAAGAAGGTGATATGGAAGACGGCGAAGAAGCAGAAATGGATGCAGATATGGAAATGGGCGATGAGCTTGATCTAGAATCAGTTGAATATGATTTAGATGAAGAAATTGCTGAAGAAGATGAAGTTGTTGAAGAAGCAACTAAACTTTCAGATAACGTAGCGGCACCAAAAGGCGGAAACGAAGATTCTAAAGATGGTATGAAAATGCCAGCACCTACTAAAGTCGGCGATTCAGTTAAAGCACCAGTCATAAAAGACGGTAGCGATGGCAAAAGCGATACTAGTACAAAAGATCACACACCTACAGACAATATTAAAGTTGATCAAAAATCAGTATAATTACTGATATTTAAAGTAGGAGTAAAAAATGGCCAATAAACTGTATGAATATTTAAGTCCCGAACAGTCAGGAGTCCAGGTAATGGAATCCAAAGACGGTAAGGACCTATATATGAAAGGTTTATTCATCCAAGGCGATGTAAAGAACCAGAATGGTAGGATATATCCAATTGATGAAATTAAAAAGGCTGTTGAAAGTGTAAGGGAACGTCTTGGAAAAGGCGAGACTGTGATGGGTGAGTTAGATCACCCTGAAGAATTACAGATAAATTTAGACCGTGTTAGTCATATTATTACTGACATGCATTGTGAAAATGCAAATGGTCTAGGCAAACTTAAAATTATAGACACACCGATGGGTAATATTGCGAGAGCATTATTAACTGCAGGAGCAAATCTTGGTGTAAGCAGTAGAGGAAGTGGAAATGTCAACGAAAGTGGCAAAGTAAGCGACTTTGATATTGTTACAGTGGACATTGTGGCACAACCAAGTGCACCTGATGCCTATCCAAAGACTATATATGAGAGTTTATTTAATATGCAAGGCGGAGCATCATTATATGATACTGCCAAAGCATTAACAGTAGATAAAAGTGCAGAAAAACACTTGATGAAAGCAATCACTGGTTTCATCAACGAATTAAAAATATAAGTAGGAGACTACTATGACAGTGAATTTTACAGAACTACTTGAGAACGCGGAATTAACAGAAGATGTTAAGTCTGCCCTTCAAGAAGCCTGGGACGGTAAGATTTCAGAAGCAAGAGAAGAGCTTACAGCGGAACTTAGAGAAGAGTTTGCACAGCGATATGATCATGACAAAAGTCAGATTGTAGAAGCAGTTGACAATTTCATCTCTGAAAAAGTTGAAGCAGAAATTTCTCAAATTGCAGAAGAAAAAACTGCCCTAGCAAGTGATCGAGTAAAGTATCACAAAGCAATTAGTGAGCATTCTAAGGTCTTAGATAAATTTGTAACTGAAATGGTTGCAAAGGAAGTTAAAGAACTTAGAGCTGATAGATCAAGAACTAGTGAGCATGTAACAAAATTAGATAATTTTGTAGCAGAGCAATTAGCAACTGAACTATCCGAGTTCCACGAAGATAAAAAATCTTTAGTAGAACAAAAAGTCAAAATGGTACGTGAAGGCAAAAAACAACTTGCTGAAGCGAAGAAAGATTTTATTAAGAAGGCCGCAGACAAGGTGGAAACTATTGTCAATGGCGTAATTGTTAATGAAGTTAAATCATTCCGTGATGATATTACTAAAGCACGTGAAAATGACTTCGGTCGCAGAATTTTTGAAGCGTTTGCAAATGAATTTGGCATGAGCCACTTGAATGAAGCAAAAGAAATCAAGAAAATACAAAAAGAAATTGCTCAAATGGAAACTAAACTTAACGAAGCAACAGCAACAGTAGAAGCATCGAAAGACGCAACTAAAATAGTTGAATCTAAGTTAAGAATAGCAGAAGACACAATGAATCGTAAAGAAACATTGAACAGTCTAATGGCACCATTAGGTAAAGAGAAGAAAGAAATTATGTCAGACTTACTTGAAAGTGTGAAGACATCTAAATTGGAAGAGTCCTTTAACAAGTACTTACCTTCAGTTCTAGATGGTGAATCATCAAGAGTAAAGAAAACATTGTCAGAATCCATTACTAGTGAACACACTGGTAATAAGGCAACTGTACTTACAGAAGCCGATGACAAGAGTGCGGATGATATAGTAGAAATAGATATGATCCGTAAACTAGCCGGACTTTCAAAATAAATTAGGAGTTAAAAAATGGCGAACTTATTTGAAAGCAACTGGTCAGCAACTAAAGACGCTTTGCTTGAAGGGCTTTCTGGAAACAGAAAATCTTCTTTAGACGTAGTCCTCGAAAACACAAAGAGACATTTGTCAGAGGCCGCGACAGCAGGTGCCACAGGTGCTGGTTCAGTAGCAACATTAAACAAGGTTATGTTACCTTTGATCAGAAGGGTTATGCCTTCCGTGATCGCAAACGAACTAGTAGGCGTACAGCCTATGACTGGCCCAGTAGGGCAAATCCATACACTAAGAGTCAGATATTCTGAAACTGGTGGTGGAGCAACAGCAGGTGACGAGGCTTTAAGTCCTTTCAAACTTGCTTCTACTTATGCAGGATCTCCGGACGCAACAGCGGCCGCTGAGGGAAACCCAGGTAGAAAAATGAGCATTCAAATCTTAAAAGAAACTGTTGAAGCGAAGACTAGACGTCTTTCAGCAAGATGGACTTTTGAGGCGGCTCAAGATGCAGAATCTATGCACGGCGTTGACGTCGAAGCAGAAATTATGCAGGCATTAGCACAAGAAATCGTAGTTGAAATCGATCAAGAAATTATCGGTTCACTAAGAACTCTTGCAGGGTCTGGAACAGCTCTAGACTTCAGTTCAGTAACTGGCACACAGACTTACGTCGGTGACAGACATGCTGTATTGGCTATTGAGATCAACAGAGCGGCTAACAGAATCGCGGCTAGAACAAGACGTGGCGCTGGTAACTATATTGTTGTATCTCCAGAAGCACTTACTATTTTACAAAGTGCATCTACCTCAACATTCGCAAGAACAACAGAAGGTTCATTTGAAGCACCAGTAAACACTAAGTTTGTTGGAACTTTAAACGGAACAATCAAAGTATTTGCTGATAACTATGCGGCTGACGGAACTAAGGTTCTTGTTGGTTACAAAGGATCAAGCGAAACTGATGCTCCGGCATTCTATTGTCCTTACATCCCATTAATGAGCACAGGTCCAGTTATGGATCCAAGCACATTTGAACCAGTAGTGTCATTTATGACAAGATACGGGTACAAAGAACTTACTAACACAGCAAGTTCATTGGGTAACGCGGCTGATTACGTTGACGCAATTACATTGTCAAACGTAGCATTCCAGTAAGAATTAATTCGTTAATTACAAGGAATAAATTAAAAGCACTCTTCGGAGTGCTTTTTTTTGACTTGCGTACGAGTTTGATAAATAGTATTACTAATTAGATAGGATTTAAGAATGGCAAAAAGAACAGTTATAGCACCCGATGAGGAACTGATTGTAAAAGGTAAACTGGTTGTTACCGGAGACCTTGTCCAATTAAACGAAACAGTTCAAGTTACTAATTT